GTTGAAAAGTCAGAGGAAATCATCAATTTCGCAGAGGAATTGACCATTGCAGAGGGCGAAGAAAACGAGCATGTGACCGCATATCCGTTCCAGTGCTTTATTTTAGGGTCGCTCAACGGGTGGAGAACAAAGGAAAAATCATACAGACGGTTCAGAACGTCTTATGTGCAATTAGGCAGACAGAACGGAAAATCGTTCATCAACGGTATTTTGGCATGTTATTACGGGAATTTTGACGGGTACAAGTACGGAAAAATCTTTTGTACGGCTACCAAGCAAGACCAAGCGAACATTGTTTTTGACGAGGTCGCAAAATTCATCAATTCGGACGAGGATTTGTCGGAATGGTTCAAAGTGCATGACCACAACCACACGATTGACTGTCTGTTGACACATTCAGAAATCAAAGCGTTGTCCGGTGATACAAAGTCACTTGACGGACACCGTGCGTATTTGGGAATTGTTGACGAGTATCACGCACACAAGACGAATCAGATGTACAAGCTGCTTGAGGGAGGTATTAAGAAACTCAAGTCGGCGTTGATTTCGGTCATCACGACAGCAGGGTTCGACCTCAAATCACCCTGTTATAAATTGTATGAATATTGCTGCAATCTGTTAAAGGGTGTTTTTGAAAACGACAGTCAGTTCGTATATATCGCACAGATGGACGAGCATGACGACAGATATGTTCCGGAGAACTGGATAAAAGCGAACCCGATTCTTGAATTTGACAGGGATGCTCTTGAAAACCTCATACCGATTGCACATACCGCCCGTGATATGGGCGGGGAGGACTTGAGAGATTTCCTCGTAAAGCAGTTAAACATGTGGATGCAGTGGTCAAATTCACTGTATATCAAGGACATCGCAAAATGGAAAGCATGTGCCGTTCTGAAATCGCTCAAGAATTTCAGAGGGTCAAAATGTTATGTCGGGGTCGACCTGTCATCCGGAGGCGACTTGACATCAATCGCAATCGTGATTCCGTTCATGATTGACGGAATAAAGAAATATTTTGTACACACACATTCGTTCATTCCGTCCTCAAGGGTGGACGAACACATCAAGACCGACAAAGTACCCTATGACGTATGGATTGAAAAAGGTCTTGTGACAGTGACCGAGACACTGGGAGGAATAAAGACAGATTACAAATACATCATCAAATATCTTGAGGATTTGGTGAAAGAATACGACCTCAAACCGCAGTTGATTTGTTATGACCCGCACAACGCATCGGCGTTCCTATCAGACCTTGAGGCATTGGGATTCGATTCAATCTCTGTCACACAGACAGCGAAAGAGTTGAACGATGCGACGGTTGATTTCAGACTTGAGATTTTGGCGGGCAATGTGGAAATCGAGGGAATGGAGGTCGGAAAAGAGGGAAACAAGATTGTTGTTCCCGTCGACAGTTTGCTTGTGTGGTCTATTGCAAATGCAAAGACCATCTCAAACAACTACGGCGAAATAAAAATTGACAAAGACATCACGACAGAGAGAATCGACCCGATTGACGCTATCATCGACGCATGGAAACACGCAATGAAAGAGGAGTACCGTCCGGATGTGAATGAGACTGTCAATGAATGGCTTGAGCAATTTGAAAAATACATGAAGAAAGGCGGTGAGAAATAAATGAATCCGTTTCAGAGATTAGGAGTGAAAATTTCAAATTGGTGGAGAGGTGAACCACAGGACAGCGGAGGCGTTGTGACACTGAACTCACCGTCGTTCCTTGAGCGGATAGGACTGAAAAGAAAAGGGAAACCGACATCAGAGGTCACATATTTCACATGTCTCAAGATGCTGTCGGAGACCCTTGCGAAAATGCCTATCAAATATTATCAGAAAACGGACAAGGGAATCATTGAGGCAGAGGCGACGGACACATCAAAGCTGCTCTCAAAAAGACCGAATCCGTTTATGACACCAACGACATTTTGGAACACGGTTGAAATCAACCGCAACCATTACGGAAACGCCTATGTGTACATAAGAAAGAAGTTTGACCGCAAGAAATACGGCGGTGAAATCAAAATCGTTGATTTGTGGGTTATGCAGTCAAATTGTGTGCAGATAGTCGTTGACGATGCGGGAATATTCGCAGGAGTTGGGCGTTTGTGGTATGTCTACACAGACCCGACATCCGGTCGTCAATATGTGTTCAGTACAGACGAGGTCATGCACTTCAAAACATCATTCAGTTTTGACGGAATCACAGGACTACCAGTGCAGCAGATATTGAGAGACACGGTTGCGGGTGCATCCGAATCACAGGCGTTCATGAATAACTTGTATGAGAGCGGTCTGACAGCAAAGGCAACTCTTGAATATACCGGAGAACTGAACGAAAAAGCGAAAACAGCACTTGTCAAGTCGTTTGAGGAGTTCGGCAGTGGAGCGAAGAATACAGGAAAAATCCTGCCTGTTCCGTTGGGGATGAAACTCACACCTCTCGACATCAAACTGACAGATTCGCAGTTCTTTGAACTGAAAAAATACAATGCACTGCAAATCGCCGGAGCGTTCGGGGTGAAACCGAATCAAATCAACGACTATTCAAAGTCGTCATACAGTAACAGCGAAATGCAGCAGTTATCATTCTACGTTGACACAGAACTGTTCATAATCAAGCAGTACGAGGAGGAAATCAATTTCAAAATACTGCCGGATGAAGATGCAGACGACGGATATTATTACAAATTCAACGAAAAGGTATTGTTCCGCACTGATTCAAAAACGCAGATGGAATATTTGAGAAACGGTGTCGGGGGAATGATTATCAAACCGAATGAGGCAAGACGTAAACTCGACATGGAAGATGCGGAGGGAGGCGATGTTCTGCTTGCAAATGGCAGCATCGTTCCGTTGACTATGGCGGGAGCAGCATATTTGAAAGGTGCATCCGAACCGGATGAAACCGAAGAACCGGAGCAGCCGGAAGAAAAGACAGAGCCGGACGCAGAGCAGCCGGACACAGCAACAGAACCGGACGAAACCGACACGGCAGAGGACGAGGATGAACAGGAGGGAGGTGAATAATCATGCCAAAGAGACGTTTTGATTTCACAAAGAAGAATAAACGCAGCGGAAAGGTCGAAAATGTCGGCTATTTGGATTTAGAGCAGGACGAGGAACAGAGCAGATGTTCCTTGTATTTCTACGGTGACATTGTATCGGCAACATGGGAATCCATGTGGTACGAGGAGGACAGATGCCCGCAGGACATCGCAGATTTTCTCAACCAGTTAGATGGCTATGAGGACATTGATATTTATTTCAATTCCGGAGGTGGAGACGTATTTGCAGGACTGGCAATCTATAACCAGTTAAAACGATACGACGGACACAAAGTCGGCTATGTCGACGGAATGGCTGCATCTATCGCATCGGTCATCATGTTCGCTTGCGACGAACTGCATTTTGCAACAGGGGCACAAGCAATGATTCACAAACCGTTGTGCATGGCATACGGCAACGCAGACGATTTCAAGGCAGTAATAAAACAGTTGAATCTCTGCGAGGATTCGATTCTTGATGTCTACATGGAGCATGTGCAGGAGGGTGTCACAAGAGACAAGATTCAGACCCTTATGAGCAATGAGACATGGTTCGACAGTAAGAAGATGCAGCAGTATTTCGACGTTGAAATCGAGGAAAAGGCAGCAGTTGCAGCGTGTGCATCTGACTTTTTCGAGAAATACAACAATATTCCGGAGGCACTCAAGGGAATCGACACAAAGGACATTGTCGATGCGGTAATTACGGAATTGGAAAACCGGAACAATGCGACAGCAGAGGCAGAGAAACAGAGAATCGAGGCAGAAAAGCAGCAGATTCTTGATGATTTATACCTTTATGGTATGTAAGAAATGGAGGACAGAAAGTCATGAATAAGGAATTACAGAAGTTATTAAAGCAGATTAACGACAAGAAAAATGAAGTCAAGAGCCTTGTGAACGATGGAAAACTCGACAAGGCAAGAGCAGCAAAGGAGGAACTCGTAGAATTACAGAACAGATTCGACCTCCTCTATGATTTGGACGAGGACGAGCAGGACGGCATCGAGAACAAGGTCAAGGATGGAACTGCAAAGCAGGTCGGCGGGGATGTCAAGCCGGACAAAAAGAACATCGTGAAATCATTTGTCAACATTGTCAAAGCCGGATTCCTGCACAAAGAGGCAGACGAGGCAGACATCAAGGTGTACAAGGATGCACTCACATCCGACACAACCGCAGGAAGTGAGGGAGAGGTCGGAATCGGCGTGACAATTCCGGAGGACATCAGAACAGACATTATCGAGTTGCGTCGTTCATCCGACAACCTTGAACAGTATGTCAATGTCGAGGGCGTAACAACTAAGACAGGAACACGAAACATTGAGGTTGATGCAGAATCAACACCATTTGACAATGTTGACGAGGCTGCGGATTTTCCGGAGATGGACGAACCGGAATTTTTACCGATTGAGTACAAGGTAAAGAAAAAGGGTGGAATCCTCAAGATGACAGCAGAGTTACTTGAGGACACAGCATCCAACATCATGGCATACATCAACAAATGGATTGCCAAGAAAACAAAGGCAACCCGTAACGCAATGATTCTCAAGGTACTCAACGAAATGACAAAGGGAAAAGAGGTCACAGTGGAGAATCTCGACAGCCTCAAGGATATTTTCAATGAGCAGTTAGACCCTGCGATTGCAGAATCCTCAATCGTCATCACAAATCAGAGCGGTTTCAACTACCTCGACAAGTTAAAGGACAAGGATGGAAACTATATTTTGCAGAAAGACCCGACACAGCAGACAAAGGGAAAAATGCTTTTCGGGGAATACAGAATCGTGAAACTGTCAAAGAAAACGCTCAAGTCTACATCGATTATGAACAGCGATGGTCACACAATCGACGGGTACAAGCACCCTGTTTTCTGCGGTGACTTGAAAGAGGCTATCACACTTTTTGACAGAAATGTTCTGACAATCGACCTCAATGACAAAGGTGCGGGGTTATGGGATAAGGACATGACAGGTCTCAAGGTTCGTGACCGTTTCGATGTGCAGGCAGTTGACAAGGATGCAGTCATCAAGGGTGAAATCACAGAGATTGTCAACGGGTAACAAGGCAGCAGGGCGGTGAATCCGTCCTGCTATTGAAAGCAGGTGAAAAACATGACGGATGAAGAAAAAGAGAAATACAGAGACGGTCTGATTGCCACATGCAAGGTATATTGTCACATCGACTATGATGACGACATGGAAATCCTTGAATTGATGTTTGATGTGACCATGCAGGAAATGACGGAACTGATTCCGAATTTCGACCAGTACAGCCTCACAAGCCGTCAAAAGCTGCTTGCATTTATATCCGTGAAAGAACTCTACGACAACCGTGACAAATACCGGAGCGACACGAAACTGCTTGCCTCTGCTGCCTCCTCAATGCTTTTGAAAGAAATATACGGAGGTGCAGCACAATGACAGGCAGAATCAAGATAATTCGCAAGGTGTCGAGCGTTGTTGATGGCAGACGGCAGCAGGAGGAAACGGAGTTTTATTCCTGTTGGTGCGAGGTCAAGAGTTTGGGAACAAATGAGAAATACACAGCCTTGCAGACCGGACTTGAAAACACAATCGTTTTTGAGACACGAACGTGCGACAAGATGGAAGAAATCCGACTGAACTTGAAAGAGTTCTATGCGGTGTACAAAGGCGTTGAGTTCAAGATATATGATGCGTCTCCAATGTTCACGGACGACAGGAAATACCAGTTGAAATGTAGAGCGGGAGCATAGTGTCATAATCTGACACCGGAGGGATGCGATGAAAATTGAAATGGAATTTCAAGGCTTGAAAGAACTCATGAAAGCATTTGAGGATGCAGCAAGCGACGAGGACATCCGAGCAGTCAACAAAAAGATTGTTGAGCAGGGGGAACCAGTCGTGAAACGCATTATGTCGGGGAAGATTCCAAAATCGGCAGATATAAAGTTGAGCGGTCGAGGATTCGGCTCAAAATCATCGGTCACATCACACGCAGCGGACAGCGTTCCACTGGGGGCGGTCAAGGTGAAAGACACCGGAGCGTCAGCGGATGTCGGATGGGAAAAGTCGGATAATAGTGAACACTTTTATGTGAAATTCATTAACTGGGGAACTATTTACAGACCGCCTCAAGAATTTATCTATGCGACAGGGCGTGAGGCAGATGCGGAACTGCAAAAAATCGCAGAACAGGAGTATCAATCCTATTTAGATAACACAATGAAATGAGGTGATAGCGTGAACAGTCCGGACATCATAAAAGACGCATCGGATGCGTTGCAGCAGATTTCAGACAGGGGAATCACTGTCATGCAAGGGTGGTATGACAAGGACATCCATGAAACACATGTGACCTTGTGGGATTTGGGAGAAGTCGACGAGAACTTTTCGGATGATGATGCGGAGGGAGTGACGCTGTCATTGCAGGTCACTATTTTTTCGGAGAGTGACGAGGTTGAACTTGCGAGGGAAATCAAGAAACTCATGAAAGAAAAAGACTTTTCGTTCGAGGGCAGGAACGGAGACGATTCCAAACCGGAGGACGGAATCTATATGAAAGCACAAAGATTTTCAAAATTTTATGAAATGGAGGAATAGACATGACTGAAACAGTAACACCATTAAGCGAAACAGTATCACAGATTGTTAGAAGTAGAACATGCGGTTGTAGGGATTTCTACATCGCAAAAATCACACAGAATGATGCAACAGGATATGTTGCGGGAACTCCGGTGAAACTGGCAAGAGCAATCAAAGCGAAAGTTGATGAAAAATGGACTTCTGAAAAGATTTACTCCGATGACGGAACGGAGGAGGTCATCAACTCATACGAGGGAACAGAGGTCGAACTTGAGGTCAATGCACTTGCACCACAGGACAGACAGATTTTATTCGGGCAGTTATACGAGAACGGTTTCCTCATTAAGACAGCCGACGACAAAGCACCGGAGGTCGCTGTCGGATGGCGTGAGAGAAAACTAAACGGAAAGTATGATTTCAAATGGTTATACGCCGGAAAGTTTGCAGAGGGAATCAGTGAGGAGGCAAGCACAAAAGAGGGCAAATTGTCTCCGACAACAAAGAGCATCAAGGGTTCATTCTACGAGAGAAGTCTTGACAATGCGTATGAGATTTCGGTCGATGAATCAAATCTTGTGAAAGAGAACACAAAGGCAGCAGAAGCAATCAAGAGTTGGTTTTCAAAGGTGCAGGAAAAGAACGACGCAGCAGCGTAACAAGGGATATATAACAGGAGGATAAACCATGAAAAGAAAAATCATCATCAGCAACAAAGAGTTCACAATGCCGAAAATGTCGATTGATACATACACGGAGTATCTCGATATTGCGGAGCAGATTGACACACATCCGAGATATACAAAACAGGACATTGAAATAATGGCGATGTTTGTCTGCAAAGCATACGGAGACCAGTTCACCGTTGAGGAATTAAAGAATCCGGAGACCGGACTGGATGCAGCAGGTTTGATTCTTGAGTTCCAGTTCATTGACACAGGAATCGGGGAAGAACTCACCAAACGCATGGAGAAGATAGAGAAAAATTTTCAGAGTGGCAAGTGATACCGGAAATAGAGGTCACTTGCAGCGGGAAAAGATATTTTATCAACTCCATAACAGTGGAGCAGTACAAAAAATATATCAGTCTCATGGAGAAAAACAGCACGGAAAAGATTTCCGGAGTGATGTTTTTCAACACAAAGATAGTGCAGGAGTTATTCGGAAATGAATTGACGCTTGCGGAAATCGGGGAGATTGATGTGATTGATTTTCTAACGGCAATCAAGACGGTTCATTTTGTGATGCAGAACATAATTGCAGAGAAACTATTGAACATTGTCGAGGTTGAACAGGTGGAGAAAGAAAAGTCCGCATTTGACGAATACGACCGTGAAAACGGGTATGAGGACGAGCCGGAAGAACCGGAGGAAAATCAATGGAAAGTCTGCGGGGAGATTGTCGACCGTGTTGTAAAAATTGCGATTCGGCTTTTGAAAAACTCATACAGTCAGTGCATGAAAGAAAACATTGTCACGTTGTTGGAATACTTGCGTTTTGAATTAGACACAATCAACGAAAATCAGTAAGAGAGGAGGCGACCGAATGGCTTATACAAGCGTCAAAATTTCTGCAAATTCAAGTGATTACCAGTCACAAATGAAATCGGCAGCAGCACAAATGAAAGTCCTGTCTGCGGAATATACGACGGCAGCAACGAAAGCAAAGTTGTTCGGTTCGGAAACAGACAGCCTCAAGGCAAAAGCCGAATCGCTCACTCAAAAAATCACGGTGCAGAAAGGCATTGTGCAGTTAAATAGTGAGCAGCAGGAAAAGTTGACAAAGAAACTGTCAGAACAGAAAACAAAGCAGGAGGAACTCAAGGGAAAGATTGACGCTGCGAAAGAAGCCTATGCAAAGTCGACAGAGGAGACGGGGAAGAACTCCGAGCAGTCAAAAGCCTTAAAAGAGGAATTAGACAAACTCGAACAGGAGTACAAGGCAAATGAAACAGCAATCGGGAAAACAGAGACGGCTCTTGCAAATCAGACAGTAAAGACAGAAAAGTCAAAGACTGCCCTCATGAATATGGAGGCAGAACTGAAAAATGTTAATGAACAGTTAAAAGACAATAAACTTGAAAAATTTGCGACTGCTTGCGATACGGCGGGAACAAAGATGGAAAGTTTCGGAAAGAAAATGTCGGTTGTCTCTGCCGGAATTGCGGGCATCGGTGCAGCATCTATTGCAGCGTTCAAAGAACTCGACGAGGGATATGACACCATAGTGACAAAGACCGGAGCAACCGGAGAGGCACTTGAGGGATTGACAAAGTCTGCGGATAATGTTTTCGGCACAATGCCGGAGGATATGTCAACGGTAGGTGAGGCAATCGGAGAGGTCAACACAAGATTCCATACAACAGGAACGGAACTTGAAAAGACTTCAAAACAGTTCATACAGTTTGCAACAATCAACGGAACAAACGTCACACAGTCAGTTGACCAAGTTGACAAAATCATGAAAGCGTGGAACGTCGATGCATCACAAACGGGAAACCTGTTAGGATTGCTCACGGCAAAGGCACAGGAAACCGGAATCTCCGTTGATACGCTTGAATCAAATGTACTTGATAACAACGCAGCATTCAAAGAAATGGGTCTGTCATTGCCTCAAGCAATCAATTTGATGGCTCAATTCGATGCAAACGGTGTTGATTCCACTCAAGCGATGGCAGGTCTTAAAAAGGCATTACAGAACGCCACATCAGAGGGGAAATCAATGGACGAGGCGTTGTCAGAGACCATCGGCAGCATCAAGAACGCAAAAACAGAGACCGAGGCGATGCAGATTGCAACGGAACTGTTTGGAAAGAAAGGTGCAGCAGAAATGACAAAGGCGATTCGTGAGAATCGAATCGACCTCACCAGTCTGTCGTCATCAATGGAGGAATACGGAACGACGGTCGAGGACACCTACAACGGAACTCTCGACCCGATTGATAATGCAAAAGTTGCGATGAACAACGCAAAACTGGCATTGTCGACACTAGCATCCACAGCACAGACATCCGCAGCACCTATGATTGAAAAATTGACCGGAAAGATTCAAGAGTTGACAAAATGGTTTACGTCGCTCTCTCCGGCACAACAAGAAACAGTCCTCAAAGTTGGTCTTGTGGTTGCTGCTATCGGTCCGTTGTCAATCGGATTCGGAAAAGTGGCAAAGGGAATCTCCGACACGGTAACGACCGGACAGAAATTTGCGTCCGGAGCTGCAAAGATAATCGCAAAGATTACGGCAAAGACAGCAGCCACGGCAGCGGGAACGGCAGCAGATACGGCAGGAACAGCAGCCACGGCAGCACATACGGCAGCCACAACAGCAGCCACAGCAACAACCGGAGGAATGACGGCAGCACAGACCGCATTGAACGCAGTCATGAACTTGTGTCCGATTATTCTGATTGTGACACTGATTGCCGGACTGATTGCAGCAGGTGTCGCCTTATACAAAAACTGGGATACGGTCAAGGAAAAACTGTCCGAATTATGGGGCAACATCAAGGAAAAATTCAATGCAATCAAAGAGACCATCACGGGAGCGTTCACGAAAGCGAAAGAGGCGGTCACAAATAAGGTCAAGGAAATCGGTGACAACATAAAAAACAGCACCATAGGACAAGCAGCATCGAAAGTATTCAACGGCGTAAAGGACACAGTTCATAATGTCATGTCGGCAGCGACCGAAACGGCAAAGGAAAAACTGGGGAACATGAAAACCGCCTATGAAGAAAACGGAGGCGGTATCAAGGGCGTTGTCGCTGCCGGATGGGAGGGAATCAAAGGATATTATTCAGCAGGATTCACATTCGTTGATAATTTATCCGGAGGAAAACTCTCTGAAATCAAATCAAAATTCTCTGAAAAGACATCGGAAATCAAAACAAAGGTTTCCGATGGTTGGGAAAATATGAAAACTACCGTCACGACAAAAATGACGGAATGGAAAACCAACGCATCGAACAAACTGAATGAAATCAAGTCAAATTTTTCGACAAAGGTTTCAGACATCAAGTCCAATGTCTCGACAGGTTGGGAGAATATGAAAACCACCGTCACGACAAAAATGACGGAATGGAAAAATAATGCAACGAATAAATTGACGGAAATCAAATCCGGATTCTCCTCAAAAGTTTCGGAGATAAAATCAAAATGGTCGACTGATTTCACGAATATAAAGGACAAAGCGACCTCCCTCATGGAAACAGCAAAGTCCAATGTGTCAACAAAACTCGACCACATGAAATCCGCATACAGTGAAAAAGGCGGGGGAATCAAGGGAATTGTGTCTGCTACGTTTACGGGCATAAAAGACACAATGAACTCTCTCATGGGTACGGCGAACACTCTGACAGGTGGAAAACTTGACAGCATCAAATCGGCATTCTCAAGCAAATTAGCGAGTGCGAAATCGACCGCATCGTCTGCGATGGAGAACATCAAATCATCATTCTCCTCAAAGATGGAATCCGCACACGGAGCGGTGACAGGTGCGTTGTCAAGAATCAAATCGGCGTTCAATTTCAAATGGTCATTGCCACACTTGAACCTGCCTCATATTAGCGTGAGCGGAGGGAAAGCACCATACGGAATCGGAGGAAAGGGTTCACTCCCGTCATTCTCGATTCAGTGGTATAAATCCGGCGGTATCATGACAAATCCGACTGTGTTTGGAATCAACGGCAGCAGCCTCATGGTAGGAGGCGAGGCAGGCGACGAGGCAATCTTGCCACTTGCAGAATTTTATAACAAATTGAACAACATCCTCGACAAGAAACTGGATGCAGTTCAAAAATCAAATATTGTGTATGTGACGAATCACACATACATCGACGGAGACGAGGTTGCAAGCAGAACCGTGTCGAGGGTTGATGCACAGATGGTCACAGACAAAAGGAAAGGGAGGTAAAACAAGGCGATGAAGATAAACGGAACAGACATCAGAGTGTACAACGCAAAACAGTTGACCGCCGATGTGCAGCCTCCCTCAATCGTGAATAATTATGAATGGTTGCCGGGAGCAACACTCCCGACAGAACTTGAGACAGATGTTCAGATGGGTCATTTGAAACTGTCAATCTATTTCAAGGGCAAGGACAGGAACAGCATCATCCGTTCTGCGTCAGAATTTATGATGAATTTCACAAAGCCGTGCAGGTTGGAACTTGACGGCTACAAAGGAACATATATCGGGTTCATCACATCAAATGACTATGAGAAAAAGAATGTGAAACAGAGGTACGTCGTAAATGTGGAATTTGACGGCTTTTTCGTCGATGACGACCTCTCAATCACATTCGACGGGAAAACCTCCGCATCGTTCTATAAAGTGGGGACAAGAGACACTCCGTGCGTTGTGGAGGTATATGCAAAAAGCACCTTGACGAATTACACAATCAACGGACTGGGAGAGGACATCGTTGTTGAGAGCCTTGCAGCAGGAAAAACAGTTGTGATAGATGCAAAAACCGGACTTGTGACAATAGACGGGGCGAACGCATTTGACAAGGTGGATTTGTGGGAATTTCCGGTATTAAAGGCAGGAGAAACGGCACTCACATTCTCCAACACAAAGGCAAGAGTGACGGTCAGATACACTCCGATGTGGATTTAGGAGGTGAGAGCGTTGCAGATTTTTGATGATAAAAAGAAAAGAATCGGAACACTGTCCGGATTCAAGGATAGGGCAATCACCACGACACTGGATTCCGGAGATAAGGAATTGACGTTTGACTATCCTGCATCGGGAGCGTTGGTTGACCTGCTCAAAGAAGAATATTATATACGCACTAAAACGGACGAATTTGTTCTCAAAGCAGTCGAAAAAGGGGAACAGTTCAACAAATACACCGCCGTCCTCAATGTGGAGGAATTGGAGGGAACGGCGTTCCCGTATGGGTTTGAATCGGATGAACAGACAATCAAAGCGTGTCTTGAGTTTGCGTTCGAGGGTACGGGGTGGCATGTCGGAACATGCACAGTCACAAAGAAAAGAACCATTGACGAGCAGGAGAGCGTCACGGCATGGGATGTCCTGCAAAAGTGCCTCACGACATACCGTTGTGAGTGCATCATTCACTCACTGGCAAAGACAATCGACATCTATGACAGGATAGGAAGTGACAGAGGGTGTTATTTCATGGAGGGATTGAACCTCCGGAAAATATCTTTGAAATCCGACACCTATGATTTTTATACAAGAATCTATCCGATAGGCAAGGACGGCATCACGCCGGAATGGTTGACCGGAAAAGATTACATCGACAATTTTCAGTATAGTTCCAAAATCAAGGCGTATGTGTGGAAAGACGAGCGATACACCAACACCACAAGTCTGATTGAGGATGCGACGGCAAAGATTGAGGAAATGTCACGACCATACAAGGCATATACTGCGGAGGTGGTCGACCTTGCGAAAGCGTCAGAAAAATACAAAGACATTCTTTCATACGGAATCGGAGACACGGTCACACTTGTGTCAAAGAAAACCAGAACGAAAGAAAAACAGAGGATTGTCAAAATCACGGAATATCCGGAGACACCGGAAAAGAATACGGTTGAGATTTCAAATGCGAGAAAGACATTTGCAGAGATTCAGAAAGAGGAGACAGCAGCAGCGACCGAGGAGGCAATCTCAATCTCCAACAGGGCAACAAAGAAAGTCCTTGAGAACTATTCGACCACGGAGGAGATTGAAACCAAAATCACGGCATCGAAAAAGGCAGTCGAGGCGGGTGTTGCCTACACTCTGAAAAATTATTATACATCCGTGCAGATGGATTCCTTGATAAAAGCCACAAAAGAGGAGATTTCTCAAGAGGTAAAACATGTTGAGGAAAACTCAATGCACAACTATGTTGTGAATGGAGATTTTTCAAACGGACTTGATGATAATTGGTACAACAGTAATGAGACAAACAACTCCGTGATGGATGTGTCCGGTTTGGGTACGGTTGCAAAAATACTGAAAACATCCTCAAGCAGTTCCTATATACGGCAGAATTTAGGGAAAATACCTGCGGGAACATATCGTGTGAGATATAAGGCAGCAACAGCAGCAGGGTACGAAAGCACGGCAAGGGTGCAGGTGGGGGCGTTGGGAAGTTATTCAACGACATCCTCCGGAATGCTAAAGAGCAAAGAGTTCACGACGATTGAACGTGAAATCACGGTATCAGAGGGAACGAAATATATTTACATTTACGCATACACACAGAACGCACCCGTGTATATCACGGATATTGAGGTATTAGGACTGTATTCATTGTATGCGGATGCAAAGATTCAAGTGACCGAAGAGGAAATAACCTCCGAGGTAAAGAAAAAAGTCAACTCCGATGATTTCGGAACGCTAATCACACAGAACGCATACAATGTCCGAGTTGCATTCAATAACGGCAGTTCGTACATGCAGTTTGATTCGACAGGAATCACGATGTACACAGGAACTATCACAGACAACACGAAAAGAACACGATTCGATTACAACGGCGAACATTTCTATCGTGACGGAAAATATGTCGGAAAAATCGGAACAAACACCATGATAGGGAATGACAGTCAGAGAGGACTTGTGTTTGATATAGAATATGACACAGCATATATGTCATGGGCGAACAAGGAAAGTGCAAACGGCAGTTCATACATGATGAAATGGGCGTACTGCACACAACAGTGCAACAATTATGAGGCGAATATGCTACATGCAGGGGCAGACATTAACATGCACTATTATAAATTGAGAAACGTGAGTTTTGAAGATGGGGCAATCAATGGAACATTGACATTCAAGCAACCTTTAGCAGTGAGCAGCGATGGAACATTGTCAAAATGGTCAACAGCAACATTGACATTCAAGAATGGGATTTTGATTTCGGGTGCATGGAGTAACGGATAAAACAGGAGGAAAAACAATGCAGATGAATGACGAAAATATTCAAACAGAGGAAATCAAACAGGTAGCAGAGCCGGAGTTCAAGTTTCCGGATGATGCGGAAAGCACATCAAGACCAAACGAGACAGCAGAAGTTGTGACAAGAGAAACCGCAGAGGAAACAAACACGGAACTCTTGCAGAGCATCGACAAGAAACTTGACATGTTACTTGCAGCACAGGCAGCAACGCAGGCAGCAAAGGAGGAATAATCGTGAATACACCTATCGCAGTAAGAATCGAATGTGCAAAGGGAGAAATCCTCAACGCTATGGAGGCAATACAGACAAAACATGCGTTGCCTCCCTGCATCATGGACGGCGTTCTTTCTTCTGTACTGGCAGAGGTGAGGAGTGAGGCAAAGATTGAACTCATAAACTCCACAAATGCAATGATGGCAGAAAAAGACGAGGAACTTGAAAAGGCGAAAAAGGCAGCAAAGAGAACCTTGAGAACCGAACCGGAAGAACAGCCGGAGGAGGAACATCCGGAGAATCCGGAAGAATAAGCAGTAAACGCCGAGAGGAGGTGAGAGCATGGCAGCGTTGACGAAATTGACGACGAACATCAATCTTGAGATGTCCGGAGACACAAAAAGATATTTAGTATCTGCAAAGCAGGGAGACAAGGCAACACGATTCATCGTTGCAAAACTACTCAATAACGGTGAACCGTACACAATTCCGACAGGTTCGAGAGCGGTCATCAATATTGCAAAGCCGGACGGGAAACATGTGTACAACACATGTACATATTCCGGTTCGGATGTGACGGTCGAACTGACAAATCAAGCACTTGCAGCCTCCGGAACGGCATATTGTGACATTGAAATCCGGACAAGTGATGATTCACAGATTATCACATCTGCATCGTTCACGATGGAGATTGAGAAGTCACAGAGGGATGAAAATGCAATCCTGTCATCAAATGAGTTCACAGACCTTGAGAACAGAATCAAGGGGCATATTGAGACCATTGAGAACACGGATGCAGCAGTCAAGAAAGCAGAATCGGCAAGGGTGACGGCAGAAAATGCAAGGGTAAAGGCAGAGAGTGAAAGAACAGCAGCGGAAAAGAGCCGACAGGAAAATGAGAACACACGCATCCAACAGGAGAAACAGAGGCAGCAGGACACATCACAGGCAGTCAAAAACGCCGAGGATGCGACCGCAGCGACCAAACAGGCGACAAAGGACTGCGAAGAGGTCACAGACAGGGCAGAGGATGCGTTACAGAATCAAGAGCAGCTTGAGGCGACTTTGAACACGGCGACGCAGATTCGACAGGAAGTGTCACAGATGCAGTCGGCAGTCGAGGAGGCAAAGAAACAGGTTGAACAGGACAAAAAGGATATTGATGACACGATTCAAAATTCCCTGCTTGCATCCGCAGAGAAAATCCTTGAGAGTGTGCAGGACTATTTCAACCGTGCCGAGGCTTTATATTCGAGCATGTATCTTGATTGTGACGGTGAAACACCATACCTGCGAACCGTGACACCGATTTTCATTGATGGAGCAACGCCACAGGTCAGACGGGCAAATGAGGGCGTTGATTTCGACGGAGGAACGCCGACCTCCCGACAATTAGCAGTATAATTCCACGATACTGGAAACAGACGGCGAAACGAACACAAAAACGTGATTGTGTGATATATTCCATAATCACGGGGCAAAGGAGGTTGAACAGATGGCAGCAATCAGACCATGCACCGGAACAACGGCAGACTGGAAAGCGGTTGAGGACACACTGATTCTCAAGGAAAGAGAGGTCGGAGTTGAAATTGACACATCCGGTCATTATTTAGTCAGACAGGGAGATGGTAAAAACAAATTCTTTGATTTGCCGATTATCGTCAATAATGCACGTTATGAGGAAATACTGGAATTGACACAGGGGTACATGAACACCGTGAACAATTTCAGCAAGAACATGACGGAGGCGACCAACAGTGCAAACAGTGCAGCAAAGACGGCAAGCGATGCAGCAGCATCCGCAACCGCAGGAGCAAAGGCGTGTGAGGGCATTGTGGACGGTCTCAACACTATGGTTGACACAGTAACAAAAAAGACCTGCGTTCTCTCGATTGAGGACGGGATTTTGACGATAAGGGAGGCTTGAGCATGACTTACAAGAAAGTAACACCGATTTCAAAAGGCGTGTTGAGAATCAGAAGTGAACCCGATGAAAGCGGGAGAGTGTGCGGTTCGGTATCTTATGGCGAGGAGGTCACGGTCGAAACGACAAAGGTGACATCGAAAAAAGGTAAAGAATATTACAGACTGGCGGGATATGGCTATATTTTAGCGTCACAGGTAAGGGATGCAGAATCGCAGACAGAGGCAGAGGCGAAAGTGGATGCAGCGGTCAAGAAAGCGGAATCAGCAGCGAGAAAAGCAGAACAGGCAGCAAAGGCGTGTGACGGCATAGCTGCCGGAATGAATGTCGTGATTGATTCTGTCACAGGGAAAGCGTGTGAGATTGGAATGACCGACGGAAATATTGTTGTAAGGGAGGCTTAACACATGGCAAGCGGAGACGTAATTGTAAAAGTAGCAGACAAAGAAACACTCGACCGCACCTATGCGAATACAAACGCAATACTGGCAGCAGTCGGGGAGGATGTAAGAGTAAAGGGAGTAAAGCGTTACGGACTGAAAATCAATAAAAATGACAGCAATCCGGCGACACGCTGCACATACCTTTTCGATGCGGTGGGAATGACACCTGCTGCGATGAACTATTCAACCGGAGCATTTGATTTCGGAGACTGGGGAGATGCCTTTTTTGTAAAGAACAACTATCCGGCAATGGTCAGATATGACGGTACAGAAGATTATAAACTTGACCCGAACGACCACACAAAGAAAGCGGACGGAACAACGGCATCCGATGTCGCAAACACGGCATACGGAGGAAATGCAATGAGTGTTTTCGATGGCAGCGGTGACAAGGGCAAAATTTGGCTCTCACAGTTTGAAATCGGAAACTATGAGTACATGATTATTTCAAACGTCCAGTATGATGAATCGTACAACGACGATGCGTATGTAAGAGAGGACGGCTCACATGCGGATAAACTTTATTATCCGATGTTCGGCGGTTCATACGACGGAACACGCATCCGTTCTCTTGCAGGACAGACGCTCATGTACAATACAAACGCATCGACAGAAATTACAAGAGCAAAAGCGAACGGCAATGGTTGGAACATCGGCTCATGGAGTAAAAGAAACCTGTTGGATTGTATGCTCAAGATTATGTCAAAGACAGACAATTCACAGACAGCGTTCGGACAGGGGCAGACATCCGGATATGTGAACGACGCATCACAGAACTACGGACACCTTGCGACCGGAACATTGACAAACAAAGGACAGTTTTTCGGTTATAAGGACACGACCCATGAGGTCAAAGTGTTCTACATTGAAAAATGGTGGGGCAACCGTTGGGATAGAATCAACGGTCTGTTGATGGTCGGAGGAGAAATTCTTGCGAAAATGACACCTCCGTACAATCTGACAGGAAAGGACTTTGAAAAGGTCGGAATCACATTCGCATCATCCGGCAACGGTTATCAGAAAGGAACAAAGTCAAGCAGATTCGGACGCATTGTCAATTCAATAGGTGGCAGCAGTAGCACATACACATGTGACTATTTTTGGTGGAATGCCGGAATTACTGCGGTCGCCCTTGTCGGCGGTGGCTGTGCCGATGGCGAGAGCTGCGGTGCGGATTGCTTGTCTTTGAACTGTTCTGCGGGCGCTGCGTACTGGAACGTCGGTGCGTCCGTTTTCTTAGAACAGCCTATCGCTGCGTAAGCAGCAGGGGGAGGAACGGAGGGGGAACGCCTCCGCTATTCCCGCCGTTAGGCGGTGTGGTCGTTTTTAGAAAAATGAATATAGGGATATAGGGTGCGGTGTCGGGCGGTGTTCCTGCTCCCTGCGGTCGCCCTTGTCGGCGGTAACTGTAACAATGGCGAGAACTGCGGTGCGGATTACTTGAATTTGAACAATTCTGCGGGCAATGCGAACTGGAACATCGGTGCGTCCAATTTCTTCTCATATCGGAGCGTTTAATCAAATGCAGCCTATATCCCACGCCACAAGGCGAAAATCATTCCGGATATAGGGTCGGTTGAGTAAGCATCCGCACAAAAACCGATAGGAGATAAGAAAATACTATATGAGAAGTTACAACAACCTATATGAACCAATGTTGCAAGACGACTACATAAAACAGCGTTTTATAAATGCATCCAAAAAGAAAAAGAACAGGAATGATGTGCGGGAGGTATTAGAGAATCTTGATGAACACACAGAACTCTTGAAAAAGATGTTGACAGAGGAGTTGTTCATTCCGGACTATCACAAACCGAGCATCATCAACGAGAGCAGCAGCAAGAAAACACGCCGTATATTGAAACCGCATTACAAATATGAGCAGGTTATTCATCATTGTGCAATAGGTCAGTTCAAACCGATTGTGATGAATGGATTGTATGAATTTTCCTGCGGGAGCATACCGGGCAGGGGCGTTCATTACGGGAAAAAGTACATGCGGAAATGGCTTGATTCATACGACGGGAAAAAGTTCTTTGTTCTCAAGATGGATGTACACCATTTCTTTGAATCCATAAACCGGAGAATCCTCAAGAGAAAACTCAAAGCAGTAATTCGGGATAAACGGTTTTATAGATTACTCTGCATACTGATTGAACATGACAAAATAGCACTCGTTGCAAAGATTTTGACGGATGCAGGTGTTGAGATTGATGCAGAACAGACGAAAACGCTTGTCGGGTGCATAGCATTTGACGACATCTCCGGAGCGTTGGAGGTCTTGAGGGAAATCGGCATCGCCGGAGCGATGTTCGAGGAACTGAAAATAATTATTGAGGAGATGCGAAAAGGCTGTCTCTTATACACATCTG